GGCTCGCGTGAAAGAGCATCTCGGGAAAACCATCGACGAAGCCAACAGCAAATAACCTTTATGGGAACCAAATCCATCCGCCACATCGTAGAGGCCACCCTCGCGACCTACCTCTCCACCCAGACCGGGCTGACCACCGTGGCCTTCCTGACGGGCGACAGCGCCGCGACCCAGACCCTGCCCAAGGCCGTGGTCCTCTGCGAGTCCGCCCGCAGCCCTAACGACCTCCCCGAAGGCGAAGGCAACTTCAGCTGCTCGGTCCGCATCACCCTCTTCTCGAACGCCGACGACACGACCCTCGCCGATCACCGTGCCCGCTGCGCCGCCCTGTCCGGCAATATGCGAGACCTGACCAGCATCAAGGCGGCCTTCGTCACATCGACCGACGCGGCCTGCTATGACGTCACCATGCAGTCCGAAGACGAGGGCATCGACGAGCGCTCCTGGGCGACTTCCTTCTCGTTCGACGTGCTGGTGGTCCTGCCCGCCTAAGCCAATTCCAAAGCCTGCAATTACAAATGGCCGCCATCTCAAACGGAACCACCTGCATCTACGGAGTCGCGGGCACTGTCACCAACCTCTTCGTCCAGAGCTACAGCCTCTCGTCCTCGTTCAACGCGGACGTCACTGTGGTCGACGAGACGGGCCTGACCAAGACGCACCGCCTCGATGACCGCAAGTCCGAGATCACCATCGAAGGCATCGCCAAGACCTCGACCATGCCGGCCCTCGGGGCCGCCCTTTCCTTCACGGTGAACACCGCCTCCGCCTATCCGGCTGGCTCTGCTTCCGTGTCCTTTGTCGGCACCATCACCAAGATTGACGACAAGGGCTCGAACAAGGGCTTCACCGCCGTCACGATCACGGCGATTGATTACGAAGGCATCACGCCTGCCTAATTGACACCCCCGAAAAGGGGGCAGTCTAGAGGACAGTGGATCGCCGCTTCCTTAACGCTCACGTCGACCCGGCTCCTTTCAGGATTCTGGGTCGAACTCTTTACCCATGGTGCCTCAAGTATCGGGTGCGCCTGATGGCCTTCGACTCCCCGCTGGTCACCGGCTCCCGCGGCGTCACCCCTGCGGACCTTATCTTTGCCTGCCAAGTATGCGCCGAGGAGCCGTTGGGCGACATCGGCTGGCGGGACCGAATCCGCATCCTTGTCCTTAACCGCAACTCGATACGCTTTGAGCGCCTGCTTAAAGCCTTCGCGGAATACATCCTGGTCCAGGACTGGCCGAAGTTTTGGGAGCAGACTAAGACTAAGTCAGGGGGCGGCGACAAGGGGGTGCCTTGGCCGCTAAGTATTGTCGCTAATTTAATTGCGTCAGGGGTGCCAGAGCAGCGGGCGTGGGAGATGCCTGAGTGCCAGGCCATCTGGCTGAACTCCGCCCTGGCCATCCGCAAGGGGGCCGACGTGGCGATCATGTCGCCCGAGGAAGAAGCCTTCATGGCCGAAGAGGAAGCCAAAGACAAAGAGGCAGCCGCGGCGGCTGCTTCCAATCCTGCAAAGGAAAGCACCCCTTGACATGGCCCAAGACCTGACAGTCAACATCAAGACGACCTCCGACGTCCCGCAGGCGATGGACAAGGCCAAGTCCGCCACCGTCTCTTTCTCCAAGCAGGTCGAGGACATCCAGAAGAAGTTTTCGACTAGCTTCAAAGACATCTTCCTAGGCTTCGCGGCCCCGATGGTCCTCATTCAGGGCGCGATCAGCGCCATCAGCGGAGCCATCGAAGATGCTAGGCGCAAGGCTCAGGAAGGTTTGGACCTGATGGCCAAGGGCGACAGCATGTTCTTCTCATCTCACGAAAAGCGCATGGCCGCTTTCTTCAAGGAACGCCAGGAGCGGGAAAGGGAAAGTGAATCAGCGAAGGCCGGACGAGCTGAAGTGACCAAACAATTCCTTACGCAGACCGAGGAAGGCAAGAAGTTGCGAAGGGAACTGATCAGCGAAAACCTTGGCAACTATCTCATCAACCCCCTGTTCACGACCAATATGTCGAAGCAGGAAGACGTGCAGAAACGTGCCTTCGACATCTGGTCCCAGTCGCCAGAAGGCAAGGCCGCGGCCCAATGGGAAGACACCCAGCGTAAGCAGAAGGAGGCCGCCGACCGCACCAAGAAAGAGGAAGAGGCCGCAAAGATTAAGACCCCGACGACCGTTCCAAAGGACAGCTTGACCATCCCTGGCTCAATCTCCGGCAACGTGATCGGCGTCGGCGCCAACCCGGTCGTGACTGCTCTTCAGGAACAGCAAGCCATCGCCAAGGCATCCTTGACTCAGCTTGAAATTATCGCCGCTCAGTTTGGCTACGCCGCCACCTACAAGGACGTCACTGCGTCAGGGGCTACGCCAAGCACTCCCGCCAACGCCTCGCCTTCCCGCGCCGCCCTTCTAACTAAGAAAAAATAACCATGGCTCTCGTCAAAAACGGCAACGCCCTCACGACCAAGTTCGTCCAGCCGGGCGGATCGTACACGAACGACGGCTACGGCCTGATGACCGCCCGCGCGACTTACATCGTCGACAAGACGGTAGGCGGAACCGCCGTGGCCACCGGGCAAGTGCACCCCGAATACGCCGACTTCTTCGTCCACAAGTTTACCTTGGCAAAGGGAGCCCTCGAAATCGACACCATCGAGGCCGAGTACGTCGGCATCCAGTCTGAGGTCGGTAGCCGCACCCGCCCGAACGTGACGGCCTCGCACGGATTGACCTCGGAGCACATCACTACGCACCCCAACTTCTTCGGCCCTAGTGGCATCGCCGGAAACGGCACGACCTTCGTCCGCTCGACCATCGTTGAAGGGGAATGGGTGGGCGGCTCCTTCGGCGCTCACTTCAAGGGCAACGCGACTAACGCCGGCGGATTCACTGGCTTCAAGGATTCCACCACCGCGGCAAGGCAGTACTACTACGGGAAGACGCACTACCTTTCCCCGATCACGTCCTTCTCTGGCACTATCTACACGAAACTCCTGACCGACGTGGCCGTCATCAAGGCCGCGGTCGGAAAGACCTCTGCGTCCAATTTTTTTGGCGTCGTAAAGCTTCTCCCTGACCACCTCGGAACCTCGTGGACTGAAACCGTCAAGGGTGGCTCCCGAAACACCATCATGCTGTCGCAGGCTTCCTTTGAGGACTATTGCGTCCCGTCCGGCTCTGACCCGAAGATCGTGAAGATTAACTACGAGATTAGGTTCAACCGCGAAGGCTACCCCGCCGAAGTCTACCCCACCGCATGAACATCCAACCCGGCGCAGGCTACGGCTTCAACTCCAGCGGCTACGGCATCAGCCTAGACACGTCCGAACCTTTCAAGGAAACGACCGCAGAGACCTACCAGCAGTTCCAATGCGTGGTCTTTGCTGAAGGAGAAGGCGCAGCGACCAAGTTCTTCCTGAAGACCTACAAGGGCGTCTGCAATTATACCTGGAGCCTGTTCCCGTTTAGGCCCGAAGATACGGGTGGCGGTGTCGGCGGCACTTTCTTCACTTCAGAGAAACAGGCACGCATCATCGACTGGGCGGTCTACGCCAACGGCACGCGCACGGCTGGCACGGCTACCGACGGCCCGGACTTCGAATGGATGGCGGGCAACGGCAAGATCGAACTGCCTGTCGGCGCATCGGGGAAGTCCGTCCTCGTCACCATCTCGAAGATTGATTGGTGGGACCAAGACGGATGGCACGCCGCCCGTCGCACCATCGACGCCGAGAAGCCCTTTGTCGCGGTCTTCGACGCGGCGGACGTGAACATCGCACCTATCCTGCTTCAGCAGGGAGGCACACAATGGATTGCCAACTCCATCTATCAAAATGCCGGAAATGTTACTTTTAGCGGTCCGTACCCGATGAACATCGGTTACACCTATAAGAAGATCGCTCAACTGGACTGGAACGATACCACCAACTCTTGGGACGTGACGCAGTATCTGGTCGGCCCCATCGACCTTCCGATCCAGCATTTTCTCCCTACTGTTTTTGTCGATGGCGCTATCGCTCCGACGCCTACCCTTTACGAAGTCGCCTTGGCGAATGAGTTCGACTCATGCCTCAATTATGCCTGGTTCGAAGGGATGTGGGCCTACCCGGGCTACACGATGAACGCGTCCGACTGGTGGTACGACATCGTCAACGCCTGACCCTTCCAATCGGGGCAAGGTTAAGACCCGATGAGCTGCACTAATCAAGTAACCGTCTCGCAGGGTAACACCTTCGCCTGCACCTTTACCTGGACGCCCGGGGCGACGGGTCCGGCCAACCTCCTGACGACGACCATCAGCTCGTCCCTTGAAGACCGCCAAGGCAACGTCTACGCGATGACGGTGACCAAGGCCG